ACCCCAGCGTCAGTCAGCATCTCCAACTCGTGACGGGCAAGGCTTACGTCGTAGTAGGGGTGGGACTGTTGCGGGGGGAGGCCGTGGCGCCCGTAGGTGTAGGGGGTGCGGGTGGTCATTTTTTGGGGTTCCTAACTGTTGGGGTGGGGTTGGGGTAGGTCGTCGAATATGGGTCAGGCGTCAATCTCGGCCACGTCACGGAGCATGGCGGCGCCGACATGCGATTCGTCAATCCGCCAGAATGAACCGATGTCGCGCAGGGCGCCTAGTGCGAACTCACGGGCGGGCGGGTAGCCGCTATCCGCTTCCTCATTAATCGCATCACGGATGGCGGCGACGACGTGCTCGCCGACGTAGGAAGGGAACGGGTCCACGCAGTTCGCAAGCACGGCGCGGGTGGTGCGGTGGGCGAGGTTTTGCAGGTACTCATCATTTGCGACGTGCAAGTGGAACATGTAGGTCTCACGGTTGGGGTGTCCGTTGTAGGTGTCATCGGTCATGGCGGGGCCTTTCTGTTGGGTTGGGTTGGGGATCAAATGAGCCGGAACGATTCGGTCAGCATGGCGTGCACGGTGAGGGCGGCGAGAATGCCGACGGCGAGAATGACGGGGGCGTAGCTCTCGGCGAACCGTTCCACCGTGCGGTCAAACTTGCGGGCGATGCGGTCAAACATTTTGGGGCTTCCTATCTCCGGGGGTCACTCGCCCCCGGCACACATAGCTAAGCATAACGCCATGCATGCGTCAAGCATTTATTTTCAGATTCCCCGTTTGCCTTACAAATAAAGGGAAAACTCACCGTCGACGATCCCCGCCAAACGGTAGAGGCTTGCCCCGGATGGCGTAGCGTCTCGCCCCGTCGCACCCCCTCGCCTCGCCCCCTCAGGTCACCGCCACGCCCCCCGCCCGTATCGGCGCCCGCAACGGGTACCCGGCAGGGGGTAGGGGTGTCCCGCACGTCCGGCGCAACGCCCCGGACATATGTACGAACAAACGAACAATGCCGGGAGGGTGTACGCTTGTCCGGACAATAGGCGGAACCCGGGTCATGCCGGGCGCCGGGGGTGCTGGGTACCTACGTCTAGCGCAAATTATTTCACCAAGTAATATGGAACCATCATGGTTACCCCGGCCCAACTCAAAGTGTTCTGGAAGTGCGTCGATGAAGGCGCCTCAATCGCACATGCATGCAGGACAGCAGGATTCTCCCGACCGACTGGCGACAAGATTCTCAAGGAGGAGCGTGGGCGTGAGCTAGTGAAGCCCAAGAACCCCGAGAAGCATTGGTCGCAGCGGTCAGGTCTCAACAAGGACCCTCGGACGCAGGGGCAGCAGGAGGCGCACCTGCCCGAACCCGTGCAGTACGACGGACTGTCGGAAGAAGCCGCTCACGCCCTGGACGACTTCCACTATTTCAGCGAGCGCTACTTCGGCAGGGTGGCTACGCCGTGGCGCAAGGAAGCAGCCGACATTGTTCTGAAGCTGTACGAGGATGAGGAGAAGCGGTTTGCGGTCGTGAACTGCCCGCCCGGTTCGGGCAAGACGGCCCTGTTTGCTCATGACATTCCGGCGTGGTTGACGATGCGGGACCGTCGAATCCGTGGCGTGTTGGGTTCGTGGGGTATGACGACTGCCGGTTCGTACACCCGTCGGCTTCGCACGTCGTTTGAGCGCACGGCGTTGGTGCCGGTGTCGGATGATTTGGTTGCGAAGGGGATGGAGGCGGACCCGTCTGGCGTGTTGGCTGTCGATTACGGTCGGATCAAGCCGTTGGGCCAGTCGGATTTCTGGACGGCGAATTCGTTTACGGTTGAGCAGTTGGATGGGCGTGCGCCTGCGGATAAGGAGCCGACGTGGACGGCGTTCGGTAACGGCGAGATCATCGGCTGGCGTGTTGACTTCCTGATCTTTGATGACCTTGTGACGGTGAGGAAGATGGATTCGGAGGCGGAGCAGCAGCGCACGAGGACGTGGTGGGATGCTGAGGTTGAGAAGCGTCTTGAGCCGGGTGGTTTGTTGATTCTTGAGGGTCAGCGGTTGGGGCCGAATGAGCATTACCGGTATTGCTTGGACAAGTTGGACATTGACGAGGACGACATTGTTGAGCTTGAGGGTGTCGATCCGGATATGGATGACACGCATCGCCGCAAGTATCACCACATCGTGTTTAGGGCGCATTATCCGGAGAAGTGTGAGGGGGGCACGTCGAAGGAGCCGCATCATCATCCGAAGACGGCGTTGCCGTATCCGGATGGGTGTTTGCTTGATCCTCGCCGGTTGACGTATCGGGATTTGTTGCGTGAGCAGGCGGAGAATCCGTTGCGGTTTGAGACGGTGTTTCAGCAGAACGACACGTCGCCTGACACGGTGTTGGTTCCGAAGCATTGGATTGATGGTGACGACGATCATCCGGGGTGTTGGGATCGTGACCGTGATGCTTGGGAGCTGCCTGAGTTGGATGGTGAGTTGATTACGGTTGTGTCGGTTGATCCGTCACCGACGAAGAATTGGGCGGTGCAGGCGTGGGCGTATCATCCGTCGTCTGAGTCGTATTTCTTGTTGGATTTGTTTCGTGGGGCGATGACGCAGCCGGAGTTTTTGTATGGCGAGGGCGATTCGTATTCGGGCGTGTTGGAGGAGATGCGTCTGGATTTTGAGGCGATTGGGTTGCCGTTGCGGAATGTGATCTTTGAGAAGAATGTGGCGCAGCGGTGGTTTTTGCAGCAGCCGTATGTCGATAGGTGGAAGCGGAAGCATCACATCCGTATCCACGATCATGAGACGCATCATAAGAACAAGGCGGACCCGAAGTATGGGGTGACGATGTTGCGTCCGTTGTTTGAGGAGGGCAATATTCGTTTGCCGGGTTTGCAGACTCCGTCGGGTGCGTCTCCGAGAGACTTTACTGGTAGGCGTAACGCCATTAAGCTAGTTAATGAGGTGACTCGGTATTCGTTGCAGCATGGCGCTTCGGGTACTGACGATCAGATCATGGCTTGCTGGATGATGGCAAACAAAGTCCGCGTACTGAAGGCTCCGGACCCTTCTAGGATGCCTAGGTTGAATTCGCATTTGGCGAGTTGGCTTGGCGGAAGGTCTAGGGTTGATGCCTAGTGATGGTGCGTTTGGGACTATCCCTGAGGGTGCGACGTTGTTGGGTGGCATTTCCATCTTTTCGTTTTTGGACGATCAGGCGGAGGAGATGTGGTGCTACATGGCGGATGGTGTGACGCCGACGAAGGCGGTTGGTTTGTTGGAGCAGGTGAAGCTGGTGATTGCTCACGACGCTTGCAAGGAGTTGTTCGATGATTAGTGCTGATGAGGTCGTTGAGCTTTACAACTCTCGGGTGTATGACGAGGGTTCTACGAAGCAGGTGATGCGGGAGATCGCTGATTTGTATGACGGCGACATTATTGTGCCGTTGCCTGAGTTTCAGTCTGATGAGCGTCCTGCGATTGCGAACATTGCTCGCCAGGGGATTAATCAGACGGCGCAGCGGATTGCGTCGGTGTTTCCTGAGATTGAGGCGTTGCCGGCGGCGGCGTCGAAGCGTGAGTTGGATAAGGCTCGTTCTCGCCGGCGTGCGTTTTATGCGTTTCATGAGATGAATAAGTCGCAGCGGAAGTTGCGTCGTGCGGCCCGGTATTTGGTCGGGTATGCGTCGGCTCCGTTGCGGGTGCGTCCGAATATGAGTGGCGAGTTCCCGCAGTTTGATGTGCGGTCGCCGTTGGCGACGTATGCGTGTCCGACGGGTGATCCGGATGACATGCTGCCGCCTGATTGTATTTTTGCGAATCGGCAGACGTTGGGTTGGTTGCGGCGTTCACATCCGGAGGCGGCTGCTCGTTTGGGCGTGAAGAAGGGTGATACGTCTGATACGGCGATTGACGTTTTGGAGTATGTCGATTCGGATGTGATTTGGTTGATTGCTGCTCGCCGCCAGGGTGAGGGCAGCGACGATTTTGATTTCAACGATTCGTTGTCATCGAATGAGATTCATTTGGCTGCGGATTGGGCTCCTATTGCGATGGTGCCGAATCGTACGGGTATGCCGTTGGTGGTGATGCCGGGTGAGATTTCGTTGTCGCAGCAGAAGTCGGGGTATCACCAGATCATTGGCATGTATCAGCGTGCGGCTGAGATGGATGCGTTGGCGTACATTGCGACTCGTCAGGGGATTCTTGGTGAGACGTGGGTGATTGCGAATCCGTCTGAGGAGCCGGAGTTGCGTCAGGCGCCGAATCCGTTTGATGGCATTCCGGGCATTGTGAAGGGTGGTTCGATTCAGTATCGGAATACGCCTCCGCAGTTTATGGAGCGGACTGCTGTTGGTGATTTGGAGCGGGCGCAGCGTTTGACGGCGGGGTTGCCGTCTGAGTTGGGTGGCGAGGCTGCGTCGATTGTGCGGACTGGTCGGCGTGCGGATCAGTTGTTGGCTG